GTTACACCTACTACTTCCTTTGTTGATTGTGACTTTAATTTTAAGGCCAAACCAGGAGAACCTTATGAAGGAAAAGGTATAGACAGTAAACAAAATGCTCTTTTTACTAAGACCTTTGTTAAAAGGTTTAAAAACAAAGATGTTGCACAATATTTTAAAACATTTGCAAAAATTGAATTACTCCCCTTGATTGATATTCAAAAAAACGATATTGACGATATAAACAAAATAAGAACTATTTTTAATGGTTCATTTGATTTGTTGGCTTGGTGCGCTGAACTTTTTGATCAACAAAATGATGCATTGATTGCAGCCGCAGGTAAAATTTGGTCTTCTTATGGAAGAAACAAGTGGCAAGGTGGTTTTAATGATATGTTTAAAAGACTTGAAGATTTTGAATTTATTGAGGAAGGAGATGTTTCTGGTTATGATAGGGTTGCAGTTCTTTTTATTGTTTATTTAATACGAAGACAATGTTTAAACTTATCCCCTAAACAAGAAGCAGATTTCGGTTTTGTATCTTTTTATTTAATTAGTGCCTTTATAACTTGCCCTGATGGGCATTTGTATTTTGTAAAATTTGGTAATAGATCAGGGAGTCGTAATACTGCCTCTGACAATACAATTTTACATATTTTTATTCGATTTTATCAGTTGATCACTTTTTTTTTAAAGAAACTTAAAAGATTACCTAATTTAGCTGAGGTTCTTCATGTTCACTATGCTAATATTTATTCTGACGATACCATTTCTGGTATTAAGTTATCTTTTTTTAGTGCAACTGACTCTGAATGGATTCAACATTTAGAGGAAACATATGCTTTATTTGGAATGGTTCGTAAACCTAAAACCATAAAAACTTCTACTTTTCTAAAAGTTATTGATCCAAAACATTCATTTTTAGGATCTAAAGTTCGGTTTAATAATCGATTTAAAATGTACTATCCTGTTCCTGATATTGGTAAGATTACTTCGTCACTTATTTTTACTTGTGAGAGAAAACAACTTATATTTACAGTATCCAGGCTTATGGCTTTGATAACACTTGTTGCATTTGACGATGAACATTATGAAGTGTATCAAGGTATGACTCTCATGTTACGTGAGCTTGTTAGGGACAGGTTGGATGAGATTCCAACTCAATTCCATCATGACATTATAGAATTTTCATCTTGTTGTGATAAAAATAGCTACTTTTTATACCATTATTTTGGTTTTGAATCTGGAGGTAGTAACACTAAAGTGTTTAGAGGGTTTAAATTTTTTACCTCTTATTTCAACACGTTACTATAATCCTTAAATTCCTATTGTTGTTGTGTGTGTGTGTGTGTGT